TGAATCAGTTGCGTCTGCATCTGCATAAGATACAGCGTCTAATTCTTCCCATTGAATACCAAAACGGACGAATACTGTGTATTCAATTGTGTCCTTCTTTGGCTTGTATTCACGGTTTACAGTGATGTCTCTCTGGAATCCCCATACACGGTTTGCTGGGAATGTAAGATCTACATAGCCTGCAGGGTAGTAAGGAACTTCTTGAACCGCAACACCAAGAACACGAGTTGTACGTGCTCCACCGAATGTTTGGCCCATTCCATCTAGGTAGTCTTGACGATTTGCTTGAGTGCTTCCTGGTACCTGACCAGCAAAAGCCTCTGCAACAGCATCTGCAAGAGTACCATTATTCTTAACAATACCTTGGAAAGCATCTGTACCAGCATAGAACTTTAGGTTCTGCTTGATAGCACGATACTTACGTGGCATTGCTAGAATGATGTCTTGCATAACTGGAGTTGTCCACGCATTATCAGTAACTGTTACTTCTGCTTCGTGAGCATCTCCATCTGTCTTGACCTTATTAACGAAACCATCCATAATTGAAAGGAATGATCCTGTTGATCCGTCACCATTAATGGCTAGATCTTCAATGTCATTACCAAATGCGTTTGTCATAAGACGAACGATGTGGTCTTCTAATTGTGCACCTTCGATGTTATCTTCTAGTGCTTCTGCTGCAACTTCCCAATCTAGACGAATCTTCTTGGTTGTAAGTTCTACCTTACTGAATGTTGCTCCTGCGTTAGTGTAGTCACCAACTGCTTGTGAAGCAGCACGGATTACACGCTCACCAACGTTAACTTTTTCAAGTTCCATGGTGTTAGCCTTCATTGTTACACGACGACCATCTTGAGCAAGTACTGTTGCGTCCCAAACATAGTCAATAAAACGACGTGCTTGTTCTGGACGAAGAATACCGCTTCCGACATCACCTGAAGGGTTTACTGCGTTTGCGCCTGTTGTTACGCCTGCTAGTGCAACTGGAATATTTCCAAGTTCGCCACCATCGCCGTAATTTCCTGGTACGTTTGATGCTGCGTCTGAACCTGATGCGAATGCACCCTGACCTTGGTAAAGGCCTGGAGTTGTTCCGCCCAGTTGTCCGCTTGTACCTGGCTGATTTTTCTTAATTTCTTCCGACATTATTACACCTCCTAAGTGATTTATCTAAATAGATCGGCTGTTTTGAGGAAACGTCCGCCCCATAGGGATTTCTCAACCATTTCTGGTTGTTCCTGAACAATCTCACCGAGATCGCCAGATTTTCGGAATGCTGTATCTGCTTCAACAGCATCTACACGCTTTCCAAATTCATTAAATTCATCTCTTGTTGCAGAAACATCTTGTGCTACTGCTCCAATTGATTTTGTAATTGCATTAACCTGCTCTTGTAGAGACTTAACGGTTGCAACTAGATCGCCAAAGGCTGATGTGAGAGTATTATTAATTTCTGTAACTGCTTCTGCAATTACTACATCAGACTTAGATACTTCTTCAGCCTTAACTTCAGAAACTACCTCTTCAGACTTAGTAACTTCTGAAACTGTTGGCTCTTCTGCCTTAGTTACTTCTGCTACCACAGCCTGCTCGGTTGTTAAAATTGTTTCTGTTGCAACTTCTTCTGATTTTGCAACTTCAGCAACTTCAACTACGGCATCTTCTTGTGGAGCGACCTGAACATCTTCAACAGTAGCAATAGATTTCTCAATATTTTCTGTTGCTTCTTTTTTTGTTGTTTTTGCCATAGGATTTTCCTCCTTGTCTATCTTAGAAATACTTGTGCCATTAGCACTTTCAACTAAGAACTTGATCATGCTTGTTTTCTCGTTGTCTGTTTTTTCAACGAAACCTATATTTTGCATTTGAATTCCAGAGGTAGGGCTTAATTCTGATTCATTTTCTGAAACCATAACAATACCAGATTCTTTGTCCCAAAAAACATTTTCAATTGGTGTATCCATACCTTTTACAATATCTACTCCATCTACTTTTTCTACAGAAACAATATTTGCAAATTGGTTTGCTGGACTGTCAACTAATGACAATTCTACTAAATCATAATCTTTAATAACTCTAATTTGCTTTTGTACTTGATCGTCATATGCTTCATCCCATTTATTCATTTTTCCACCTATTGAAAATCCTGTGTATGTTCCATCTAAAACTTTTTCCCATGCATTTTGTGCACCCTTTGAAATATATGCAGAAACCAAAACTCCGTTGTACATTTTTTCTGATTTTGTATCATAATATTTATCTTCTTTAAACGAAACCATTTTTCCAACAGCAGATGGCTGATGCATTTCACGAATGTTTCCACGAAATTTTTTAAATGCTTTTAAACTTGCTTCTGTTGTAACAATGTCATCTTGTTTGTCAACGTTATCTAATGTGGCAAAGCCTGAAACTGTGCGTCTTTCTTTATCTACCTTACTAAAAGGCATTGAAAGTCGAAGTTGCTCGCCCTCAGTGTTCCACTGGGCCTTAGTTATAATCATCTTACTGTATAGTATAAGGCACTTTTTTACAATATCTCAATTATTGAGACGCTCTGCCAGACCCCTTTGGATTTCTACCAGAAACTGTTGCTGCCCCGTCAGATTGAGTATTTGTTCTTTCAGAATCTCTTTGTCGATTTGCAGTATCATTTGCTGCGTCTTGTGGCTTTAATTGAAATGGCTCATCTCCATGTGGCGCTTGAGGGAGTCCAAGTTGTTGTCTTGCTTCGTTTGGAAGCATAACTTGAGTTTTTACGTATCTTTCAAGAATTTGAGATTGAGCAATTTCATCTGTAAGTGTTAGTTCGTTAAATTTAAATTCTAAAATATCAGTTTTTTCACGAATAACCTTATTAATCATTTTTTCTATTTGGCGCTGTGCTGGTCTTGCAACTTGCTCTTTAAATGTACGATCTTGGGATAGGGCTGCTGCAATTGCTGAAGAATCAGATCCCCCTAATTTTGATAATGGAACTTGATGAGCAATTAAAATATCATCACGATTTTGTTTTCTGTATTCTTTAAAAGAACCATCTTGAATACCATTTTCAATTGGCTCCATTTTAAACTCAACCTTGTTGTTATCGCTATCTCCGGGAAGAGGAATATAAAGAGTTCTATGAGATTGTCCTTTTAAATTTGTCTGCAAAAATCTAAACATCTTATCTTCAGCATCTGAAGAAAGTTTTGCTCCTTTTAATGTAACAACATATCTTGGAACAGCCTTGTTAGAAAAATAATCTATATTGTATTGAGATGCCAACTGATCTCCATGTAATGAAGAAATGGCAGAAATAATATCTGGCACTCCATAAAATGTGTTTAATGGAGAGTATTGTTTTAAATGAATAATTTCATTTGGACGATTGTCTAGTGTGACTGGATTAGGATTTTTAGCCCCAAAATTTCTAAAATAAACTACCTTGTTTGCAATAATTTGAACAAAACCATCACGCATGCGACGCACACGCATTGTTGTTGCAGGAATATGTCCAACATACCCAATTTCTCCTCTTGTAGTTCTTCCAATTTCTAGGTAACCATTTCCTGTTGCTTGCACGTCTGTATAAACTTTTTCCATAGTTGTTGTAAATGCTTTTACGGGCACGTTCGGTTGATGCAGTATCCATAGATGCTTCTAGTTTTAACATTGTTCTGGGAGAAATTTCAAATTTGTAACCAAGTCCAACAATATTCTCTACTTTTGCATCGATTGCTGCATGGTTAGCAAAAGATGTATCGTAATAATTTGCCAATTCATAAACGTTCCATGGTGGGGTAATAACATCAAATAAACCATAAGCATTTCTATACAAAACTCCTGGATTAATTTCTTTAGATTTTGCGTCATCACGTCCTGAACTAATTGCAAGAGCACTATTCATGTATGCTGGACTTGCTTCTACTTTGGACATTCTTGCAGCACGTCTTTTAAAATTATTATCTAAACCAGTTAAATTTTTTAATTCATCCCAAGTTTTATTAAAAGGATCGCTTTTTTTAAATTGATCATTTGTATCAACTAACTCATCAATGCTTGCACCAATATTGTATTGCGTTTCTTCACTCATTAGTCGTCTGATCCCCATTTCTTTACTGTTTGCTGCGCTGCGTGCACTGCTCCTAAATCGTTCATATTTGGTATTAGCCCTTGAGACATTCTGTCTTTTTGTTCTGAATATTCTTCTTCTGAAATTCTATTTAAACCTGGAACAAAAATGCACTCACCGTCTCCTGGGTCTCCGTAGTGTTTTGCGGCATTTTTTAATTCTGATATTTTTGATATGTCCCCTTTCATAGCGGGAATATTTAAAACAGATCCAGTTCCATCGGTAAACCATTTTCCATTTGATTTCTTATAAACATAAAGGCCCCAATTATAGTATTTATCAATTACTTTTATACGAGACTCTCCAACTTGGCCCCTCATTTTAGGCAATGCTTTACTCTTTTTAGGCTTATTGTTTAAATTCATAACCATCAGTATACCATATTAGACTGGATTTACAACCTGTGTCTGCCAGGATGTATCCGAATATATTTTTACAGAGTCTGCCGTAAAAATTAAATTATCTACGGTATTGCTATCAATTACAATTTTATTTCTGCCAGTATAATTTTCGTATAAAATTGATGGATCTACCCCGTATAATTCGGAAGAAGATAAAATTAAAACTCCGTTCCAATCATAAGATGTATCCCAATATGTCCATTCCAGGTCAAAAGATCCATTGTTTTTTACTCTAAGCCATGGCCTATAAACTTTGCTCTGAATATCTTGTAATGCCGTAGATTGATAGTTGGAAATATTATTAAAAACAAAAGGACCATTTAAATTTATATATCCTAAAAAGTTGTCCATGTTAATACTATTTGCAAAAGAAACCCCAACGACACACCACTCTTTTGCTTCAAGAACTGGATCTTTTACTAAAGTTCCATTAATATAAAATGCAAGACCGTTTACATTTTGTCCATTTGATTTATTAATGGCAAATAACTTTCCTCTATCTCCTTGTTGGCTGATGGCAGAAACAAAAAACTGAATTGTGTCATTTTTATGTTGTACCTCAAAAACCTGCACAGAGCCATATGGAAACTTATCAAAACTATATCTTAGCCACATCTGCAAAGCACTTATCTTGTAGTTATTTGAAAGACTCTTATTTATGGGAACGCCTACCCCTCTATTTATAAATGGGCTAAAAGACCCCCTTACTTCTACTCCACTCTTTTTTGTTAAGTATAGATATGGTGCGCTTTCTTTAAAAATACTGATTGGATTTTTAGCCTGATAGTCATAATAAATTCCAGTTTTCTTATATGGATAAATCGGAACTCCAAACCTTGTCCCAATTTTTTTTGCACTATTATGATCAAATGCCTGAGAA